CCGTATGCACCACGCGGTCCACCGCGCCGGTCATCTGCGGGCAGATGGGCTTGGCGGTGCACCAGCGGCACCAGTCGCCGATGGCCAGAGGCGCGTCGGGCTTGCGCGAGAGATTGACCGCGTTGATGAGGTCTTGTTCGAATCGCTTGACGCGGGCAAAGGTCGTTACCCAGCGGCGGACGTAGGGCGGCTGGACGATCACGATCTCGATGTCCTTCGCGCCCTCGAATGCCCACGCCAGCGTCGGCGTGCGCAGCGCGGCGGCGGCGTAGAAGAGCCCCTGGTCGTTCTCCTCGGCCTCGACGGCGATTCCGTCGCCGAACTTCCAGTCCAGAATGACCGCCCGGTCGCCGATGCGCCCCACGACGTCGGCGTTGCCGAACACGCCCTCCAACGCCGGCACGCCCTCGAACCCGACGGTTGTTTCTTGGACGTAGGTCATCTTCCTGTCGGGGTCGATCTCGTCCAGCGCGTCGAGGCAGAACTGAATCTTCTCCCGCTGGTCGGGTGACAGGTCTTTGAGCATCTCGATGGCCGACACGGTGTCCGCATCGATGTACCGCTCCATGAGTTCGTGCAGGAGCGTCCCCTCCTGCGCGTACTTGCTGCCGATCTGCGGCGGCATCTGCGCCACAAGCGGCACGCTGCCTGGGCATCGAATAACCCTCTTGGCGGTCGAGCCGCCGACGATCTTGCTGTGTTGCATGATTGCACTCCACTGGATTGATGACGGAACCGACTGTAGCAGCCTTTGGGGTGTTGCACAAGTCCCATCGACAGTGTACAGTAGCGCAAAATTTTTTGGAGCGACACATGAACACACTACGCGAAGCCGCCCAGCAGGCGCTGGAGGCGTTGGAGTACGCACACAAAGACGGCTTTTGGCGTGAGCAAAGTAATGCCATCGCCGCCCTCAAGGCCGCGCTGGAGCAGCCGGAGCAGGATGAAGCACCTGCGGCGTGGATGTTTCAGCACGAAGAAACGGGGCGAATGAATTACGTCAGCAACGATGGCTATGACGCTACGGGCCGCTTTCTTGAGATGAACCCGCGCTACGCGCTCGTATGCGCTCTCTACACCTACCCACCACCCCGCCGCGAGTGGCGAGGGCTGACGGATGAAGTCATAGCAGACCTGTGGCACCAGAACGGCGGGTTTCATCATCACTTCGCCCGCGCTGTGGAGCGGTGGCTGAGGGGGAAAGACCATGCTTGAGAAAGACGTCGAAGCCTACCTGCTCGGGGCCGTGCGGTCGCTGGGCGGGCGGGCGTACAAGTTCACCAGCCCCGCCCATCGGGGCGTGAGCGACCGCATCGTCGTGCTGCCCAAGGGGCAAGTGTGGTTCGTGGAAGTCAAGACCGAATCCGGCAAGCTGTCCCCGCTCCAGCAGGAGTTCCGGCGCGAGATCATGGGCCTGGGTGGTAATTACGTTTGTTTGTACGGTAAGAAGGACGTCGACATATGGCTGCGCCTTTTTAGTTAGGGAAAACCCTAATAAATAACTGCAACAAATTATGTTACAATGAGTTTTCCAACAGTAGAGGAGCGTGCTGTGCAACTCAATCGTACTCTCACCCAAATGTTCCGCGCCCCGGCGCTTCGCCAATCCGCCGACCCCGACTACGCTAAGTTCCGCGCGGAATGCAAACGCTTAGGTGTTACCTATAAGCGAAGCCGCGACGGCTACCTTGAACTTAGCGACGGGCGTGTGTTTCCTCACTACACCTGGGGTGAATCGTTAGATCGTCTGACGCGCCCAGAACAGGACGCCGAATGAATTTGCGCCCCTACCAGCGCACCGCCGCTGACTTCCTCTTCCGCCGCGACCGCGCGATGCTGCTCGCGCCAGTGGGCGCGGGCAAGACCGCCGCGACGCTGACGGCAATGGCCGAGTCAGAAGGACGTTGGCTCGTCATCGCCCCGCTGCGCGTGGCGACCAGCGTCTGGCCAGCCGAGGCCGCGCGGTGGGCACCGGACCTGCGCGTGCGGGTGGCGGTCGGCACGCCTAACCAGCGCGTGGCGGCGCTGTACGACAGCGACGCCGACGTCGTGGTGTCGAATTACGACAACCTGCAATGGCTGGCCGACCACGATCTGTCGGGCTTCACCGGCATCGTGTTCGACGAGTTGACGCGGCTGAAGAACCCCAGCGGCAAACGCTTCAAGGCGCTGGAGAAGGTCATCAAGGACATCGACGTGCGGTGGGGGTTGACCGGCAGCTTCACCAGCAACGGCTTGGAGGACGTTTTTGGTCAGGTGAAGATCGTCGATCAGAAGTTGCTAGGCCGCAGCAAGGGCGCGTTCCAGCAGCAGTACTTCTTCTCGTTCTTGCGTGGCAACTACGTCGAATATGAGCCGCGTCCGGGGGCGCTGGAACAGGTCATGGACCGCATCCGACCGGCCACCTATGTGCTGGAGCCTGGGGTCTACACCGACACGCTGCCGCCGCTGCACACGGTCGAGGTGCCGCTGACGATGGACCTGACCGACTACGAGACGATGCGTAAGAACTTCGTCCTCGAACTCGGCAACGACGAGAAGGCCATCGCCGAGAACGCCGCCGTGGTGACGCAGAAGTTACAGCAGATGGCTAGCGGGTTCGTTTACGCCTTGGAGACGCACTGGCAGTCCACGCACAAACTCGACGCGCTGGCGGACCTGCTGGACGAGAACCAGCGCGCGCCGACCATTGTCTGGTACCAATACGTCGCCGAGCGTAACGAGTTGCTGCGCCGCCACAAAGGCGCGAGGGACGTGCGCGACCCCGGCGCGATCGAGGACTGGAACGCCGGCAAGGTCGAGGTGCTGCTGGCGCACCCGGCGTCGGCCGGACACGGCCTGAACCTCCAGCACGGCGGCTGTCGGATGGTGTGGCTCACGCTGCCGTGGTCGCTGGAGTTGTACGAGCAGGCGGTCGGTCGGCTGCACCGCAGCGGCCAGCGCCATGACGTGTGGAACTACGTCCTGCTGACCGACAAGACTGTTGACCACAAAATCTGGGCCGCGCTGCGCGACAAGAAGTCGCTGGCATCTATTGCATTGGAGGCGTTGAAATGAACAGGGACGACATCATTCGCATGGCGCGGGAGGCTGGCGGACATGAAGGCGATCAGTGTGAAGTATGCGGAGAAACTCACGCGCTTTGGATGTTTGGGCTTGAAGAACTTGAACACATAGCCGCCCTTGTCGCCGCTGCCGAGCGCGAGGCGTGTGCGAAGGTGTGTGATGACTTAGAGCCAGACGATAGACATGAAGGCGCATGGATTGCCGGATGGTGTGACGGCACCGACGACTGCGCCGCCGCCATCCGCGCCAGATCAACACTTTGAAAGGTACGACATGCTGAAAAAGTCCAACGGCTATCGAGCCATCGTGCGCGCCCTTGGTGGCATGACTGAAGATGAACTGAAGAAGGCCATCGCTCAAGAGTTGGCCGATGAGAGGCGTGTAGCGGTGCTGGAGCGACTCCATCAACGCTTTACGACGGTACGCGCCCGCCGTGAAAGGGCTGCGTTACTCAAGGAGTTAGACACATGAAACTTGCACGACTTGCTATCAGGCTTTACAGCAACCCCCTAGCGCCCAAGCGCCTCAACCGCCACAATCAACGGGCGTGGCTGCGCAGCGTCCAGTTCTTGGGCGACAAGTGGCTGCTGGCCAAGAAGGTGCAGAGGGTTGCATGAAGAAAGACGACATTGCCCAGGCCGCGCTTGCGGCTGGCTTTCGCAAGACCGACGTGGAACTGGCGTTCCGCTACGTCGATGACCGCGACAACCTCTGGATCAAGTTCGCTGAACTGATCACGGCGTTGCACTACAACGTCAAAGAGTCTGAACCCCACGGTCACTGACGATGAAATGCCCCGACTGTGGTGCGTGGTCAATCGTCAAGGAAACCCGCAAGAAGGTAGAGCACACCCGACGGAGGTATGAATGCGCGAACCTGCACCGCTTCAGCACTCAAGAGACGGTCTTGCCTGCCACTGTTCGGTCGAGCCATATGGCCGACCCGAAGCAGCTTCTTGTTGCACTGAAATCGGCTGCGAAGAGACGCCCGTGGTGAGCGACATCGCCTTGGCCGCTGCCCAGCGGTTCCTGTTTGTCGCAGCCGTCTTCTGTGTTTGCGTCGTCGTGCTGCTGCTGGTCAAAATAATTCGTTGAGAAACAGCCGACGCTCGTCGGCGCGGCGCTTGACAAGGCCGGGGAGTTCACGCCCCCCGGCCTTTGTCCATTGCATGAAGGCATCTGCCGCCCCATCGACGTCGCCTCGGTTGTAACGCTGACGGATGGTCGAGCGTTGCAGGTTGCCCAGCCCTACGTTGAAAGCAAAGCTGACCAAAGCGTCCAAATGGTTTTGCCGAGCAGGAGCAGCAGGACACAATCGACCCACACCTCGCACAAAGTGAGCAAGGTCGCGCGCAAGTATTGCGTCCACCTCTTCAATGGTGAGCAGACGGTCCCAGCCCTGCGGTATGGGTAGGCTCTTGCGCTCGGAGACGGGTACGCTGATGTGGCTCTGGTCAATGACATGGCCCACGCCCACAGTCCACAGCCACGCCGGACAACGGTACGGGCGCAGCCGCACACCCTCGTGGTGCTTGATCATCCGCAGCGCGTCGGATGAGATCATTTGCCAAAGGCTCGACCGCCGAAGTGGAACGCGATGATGGACGCAAACAGCGCCTGCGTTTCGTCGTCCCAGAGCATGTTCAGCAAGGTGTCGAAGTTGACACCCATGTGGTAGCCGTACCAGAAGCCCGCCACGTCAACGAACACCAGTAGCAAGAAGAACCCGTAGGTGATCACCGGGCGCACGCTGGCGCGCAGGTTCTTCATCCACTCGCTGGTGCCCTCGTTCAAGCTCATGTCGTGGGCGTAGGCGGCTTGCATCTCCATGCGCTGCGCGTCCATTAGCATCTGCCGCTCTTGACTGTCGTGAGTCAGTTGCAACTGGTCGGTGCGAATCTCTTCGACGCGGGCTTGGGCCTCGAAGCCAAGGCGGCGCATCTCAAGCTCGCGCTGCGTCTGCATCTGCGCTAGCACGATTTCGTGCTTCTTGTCGGCGCGGTCTTGGAAGAAGTCCAGCAGCTTGGGCAGGCCCCCGGCAAGGAACGATATGACAGTAGAAAGCAAGGTCAGCATAGTCAGGCCCTCGTCGTGATTGTGTCGTCGCCTTTGCTCACCGTCACGCGGTCACCTTCGACGTCTACGCGCATCGGAGGCTCTTTCTGGTCGAGACGGGCGATAAGCTCTTTGATGATAGTGATCTCAGGCTTCTCTTCCTTCTTCACCTCGTTGACGATGCCGTTGACCATCTGGATCAACGCCATCGTTGCGGTGGCGACCAGCCCGATCACAGCCGGCAACGCTTCTACTGAGAGGAAGGCGGAAGCGGCGACTCCAACAAGGACGAGCAGAAAAATCCACAGCAGCGCGTCCTTGCCAATAGCTTTTGAGGCTACCTCCCTGGCGGTAGCCGCCGCCTCCAACTTGTCCAACTCGATCTGCGCTTGGACTTTCAATCGCTGGATCGAGTCGTCGCTCATTACTTACGCACCTCGTGTTTGAAGGACTCCCACACCGCGAACAGCAGCCATCCAGCCGCCACCCACAGACCGCCGGTGAGGAACTTCCCCACGACGTCAGCCTTGATCCTGTCCCAGCCCGTGGCGTCGCGGATCGCCTTCTCGTGCGCCAGCCGGTGCCCGTGCGGGTCGCCGCCAGGGAACGCCTGCGCGAACGTCTCCTTCAGACCCTCGAACTGCTTGTCCATGTGCTGGGTGATGTGCGCCTCGTGAGCCTTCAGCGCCGCCATCAGCGCGTCTTGGATCATCAACTTCACCTTGTCCTCAGTCAGCGCCGCGTTCCGGCGCTCAGGTCCGACGTAATCGTTCATGGTGCAACGAGGGCGTTCTGGGGTTGGATAAGGACGTTCTGACCAGACAGCATTCCGCGAGCGGACATGACCGGCAAGTTAGCCGTAGCCGACTCCAGCACTGACGGCTCACGCCCAAGGCGCATTTGCTCGGCCAGCCGATTAGCCATCGCCTCGCTGCGCATGGCACCAGCCGACCGCGCGGCCATGCCGGTCGCGGCCAGCCCCGCGCCGTACGGGCCCGCAACGGCGGTAAAGATTGCCGCCGCAGGCGTCATCGGTGTGAACTTGGCCAGCACACGCAGCGCGGACTGGATGTTGCCGCCCTTAGCCACAGCGTCGATTGCCTTGCGCTCGTCGGCGGTGAAGAACCGCATCTTCTTGTCGTTTTTTGCCAGCGCAGAGATAGCCGTCGTGATTGCCTGCTGTTTGTCGGTGGTGGACAACTCAGCTTTGCGGACGATTTCGTCAAAAATCTCACCCTTCTTCATCTTGGCGTAGTCGGCTCGTGCGGCTTTCCACGCCTCGACGGCTTGCTTGTTGCCGCCCACAAGATCGGACGGCGGCGCGTTGAGGACGTACTCGTCAAAGTCGTCCAACAGCATACCGGCCAGCCGTGCTTCCGATCTGTCAGAACTACCTTGCGCGTTCTTGACGATCGACCGCAACGCTTGCAGTTCTGTGACGTCCTTGGGCTGAGTCGTCGAAGTCAACTCCGACAGCGCACCCGTGATCTTGGGATAGCCGGTAGGCGTGTAGCCTTCCTTGCGCAAGTCAGCGCCGACTTGCGTCATCTTGCCGGTGAACTTTGCCGGGTCGAACTGCAAGCCCGACTGCTCCAGCGTCTGATAGTTCTGGCGCGACTGCTGTAGCAGTTGCTCTGCCGTTGGGGCTTGCTCACGCTTGACGCGAGACAGCCCAAACGGTGCAGCAGAGCTTACGCCCGCCGCCATGCCCGCCAGCGGGCTTCCGGTGGATTCTGCAACGCCCGTGGCGGTCGCACCGGAAATAGGCGCGGAGATCAGTTGCTGGATCGGCGCGCGGGAGATCTCACGGCCTGCGGTGCCCACCGCACCCGGCAGCGCCGCTGCGGTGAGTCCCGCTGATATTTGCCCCGCTGCGCCGCCCAACGCTTCACCGC